TGGTACGTGGAGCATCAGAGGATATTGTTGAGTTTTAAAAACGTTTATTACCAAAGCTATCAGCAACACGTACACTACACCTCTGTCGCTCTTTGTGCTTTCGGCACCTCTGTGAGATTGTCTGCTTTCACCTCCGTGCTCTCCCCCTCTCTGTGTGACTTTTATATGTAGTAGGCTTAATTTATCACTCCATATTTCGGAAGAACCAAATCTATAACCAAAACTATAAAATTGCATTAATGCCGAGATTATAGGATGATCAGTGCTAAACTTGTGTTAGGACTGCGCCCCCCTTACTCTATCAAATATCCTTTAATAGTTTTTGGGGGAGTACATATTGAAAAGACAAACATAGGAATTCAAGGAAGATTAACACCTTTGTTTAATTTAATCACTGTTTGATTTATATTATACCAACCCGGGAAATTCGAGAGCAAGATGCCTGAACACTTGAAGTTGTCTGATTCTTTTAGCATTTTGTTTATATCTGGATCTACGTATGTGGTTGTTATTCTTGGCATTGCAATACCATTAGGACCAGTATAAGAAGTAAAGGTAATAAACCACTTATAAGGACTATTCGTTTCAGAAAATGCTTTATTTGCTTCAAGTAGGTTATTTGTAACATATTTTATTTTAGCAGCAGCACTTGCTTTATAATGGTCCTCAACAATGAGAGGCGTAGAGCTACCATCATTCGATACTATAGAAGAAGTAAAGTTTCTATTATCAGGCCAAGATGAAACTTTCCCAGATTGCGTTGTGTACCAACCGTCTCTACTAATAACGAGCATCTTTCCTCGTAAGTCTTTCATCCTATATCCTCCTTGGAAGTCACCTGCCATATATTTTTTTGCTAACTCATCTTCGTTAAGTACATTCATAAGTGCTTGCCAATATTTTGTGCCACCATCATGGTCTAGATCGTGGTCTCTTTTGATAGTCATTAACACTGTTTCAGAAGGGTGTTCTTGTAAGAATTCAGCAGTAGTGTGTAGGACATCTTTTACAAAGGTTGTGCTAAAGATGCTACTGGCATGACAGAGTTTTATGACACCTTTATCATGTACTAAACGGATATCAAGAAACCTTATACCATTCTCTAATTGTGTTTTAATGTCCCAATCTTGCGTTTTAACCCATGGTATTCCCGTATTTGCAGCAGCATCATGTGTGCCCGGAATAGACATTTTGCATACGAGTCGGTTTCCATCAATGTCCTGCATCCAATTTGCCAAGGTAGTGTTAATGAGTTTATGTAAACGGAAAGTCATAGTGTAACTACGTCCTGCAACAGGTCCTTGTGCATTACTCCTTCCTTCTACAGGTGTGTTATATACCCAGCATGCTGTATTGTGTTCTGTCTCATCGTCTTGTGGAATAGCGTATATATTTGAAGCATAGCTATGTTCTGTTCCTATAGGCATAACCCAAAAGCCATACCAACCTGACACTTCACCGGGTTTTAATTCAATGGGAACAGGTAGATTACAAATGATTCCCTGATTTTCCTCTTTTGGACTTAGTACTGGTGTCAGTGCTTCTTTCTCGTTACTACGGATGTTCCATTGTGCTTTCCACACAAATGGTCCTGCCGCTTGCGAAGGGTCGCTGGCACGCATAGAAAGAGCTTTCAGGGAAATCTTCTCGTTCGTATTGTTTACTATGTTTGTACAGATAAAGGCACCTTGTGGAGTGAAGCTGACAGAGGATGTAGTCATTTTGCCATTTTCCATAATCCGTAATTCAGTCCAAGCTGATAGATAAGGAAATGACCATTGTTGTTCTTGATTATTGCTTATAGGACGCAAGGTCTTTTCTGCATCAATTGAAAATGTCTCTGTATTTTCATTATATGTACCATCTCCTATATAAAAGCAAACTTCCCATTTGCCAGCCTTTGTATTGTTTGGTATGTCAACATCTACATTGAAATCATCACAGAACAACTTCTTGTTTCGTACAGTCCATTCGACTGGTATTTCTTTAATTGGAATATTGGGGTTTTCGTTTTTTATGAAACAACGTGAGGGTACGTTCTCTCCATCTTTTAAATTTATTGTCGGAATAAGGTTAGGTCCTTCGAAGTTAAAATGAAAACTCCTTGTTGCTTTCGTTTCTTGCATTATTTCGGCTTTCGTCCCTTCAATATATAAACGAAATGTTGTGCTTGACGTTTTAGAAGTTATGATATCCTCTGTAACATACTGGTTACTGCAACTAAAATTTATACATGATAATAAAACAGCTATGAAAAAGACTTTTTTTGATATTTCTAATATCTCTTTCCATTTGTCTTTGAATTTGTGTTGCTTCATAATAGCTGTACTCTTTGCCTTTATAGTGTATTGTTTTGCTTTGTAATTCTTCTAAATAATCGCTTGAATAAGGACTTGATAAACCTTCAAAAAACGGATACCAATTGTGTTTGCAATTAGCACCCATAAAGCCAGTTACTTCTCCATAGCCTATATCTTCTAATGATAAATATTTTGTATTTTCACCACTTAAAGAAACTATTTGTCCTTGCCATACTGAATGAGATAATCTAGCTCCTAAGTGGGCGGTTGTTTCCATTAAGTCGTGTTCCATTTCCTTTGCATTCATTAAAGAAATTTCGCCGCTTAATCTATTTAAACTACTTCTAACATTCATTGATACTGCACTTTCTAACGTGTAGTTTCTTCCGCTGTTTTCATAGTTTACAAACTTTACACCGCCTTTTGAGATGTTGTTTATAACACGTCTTACAGCTTTTGTTTTGTCTATAACTCCGCTTCGAGTACTTACTATTGCTTTGTTTAATTCATGTTTATATAGTTTATTAAGTGGCACGAACTCGTCATTAACTGCAACTCCCATTGTATTCGCTATACTATGCAATTGTTTCTTCATTGCTTCTTGATATAGTTCTATTTGCTTTAAAACCGCCTTATTTTTAACGAAAGGCATTAAAGACTTATCAATCATTGAATAAATGTTTTGCTCGTCTAAATAATGCTTTTTTATGCTGTCTTCAACTAATAAATCTAACTTAGTATCTATATCTTTAAAATATGGTTTAAGTTTCTTTTTAAGTTCGTTATAATCACGACCGCTATATAACCATATTTCAGTCTCATAAGATACATTTAAGTTTTTATTAATTTTTTTTGCAATATCGGTTAAAATCTCGTCTTCTATTTGTTCATAAACTTTTAAAAGTGGATCAGCTACATTTGTTAAATATTCTGGACTTAACATTGTAACACTTCCTATTCTTCTTCTATAACATCATTAATTGTTTCTTCTTTCGGTATAATATTTTCTGTTTCTTCTATACCATAAACATCTTGCAAGTATTTTTCTTTTGTTATAATTCCAGTTGCAACTTCTTGTAATTTTATTTGTCTTTCTGTTTTGCTGTCAACTACTAAGCTATCGTCAAAATTAAATTGCATTGTATAATCTTTGTTGTATTTGATTTTTAAAACATCAAACCAAAAAGTTAAAACCTCAACAAATTCTGTTAAGGTGCTTTCCAATTCGTTTTGAATGTCTTTAACAGTTGAAAAACTTCTTTGCTTACTTGCTTTGATTTCTTCTGCTGTTTTTTCTGCATCGTTTATGTCTGATAAAGTTCCATAGGCTAATCCGCATTTAAACTCAATATTTCTTAATATTTTATTTAATCCGTTAAATAAACTACTGTCTCTAATTTGTGGACTAAATACATTGTAAAAATTATCGTCTAACGTTCTGCCTAAGTCTCTGAATAATCTTTCTTTTCCAGCTGGTAAATCGCCGTTATTTTTTAAAACTGTAACATCTGCATCAATAGCAAGTTCAGAGCCTTTATATTCCCACAAAATACGTTGGTATTGTTCGTCTGCATCTTGTATTAATGATAAAGCCCTTGCAAAACAGCTTATTCCTTCAAAACTTCTTAAATCAAGATTATTTGCTTGTGGATTTTTAAAGTAAGCAAATAATGGCTTATCACGTTTTAAAATGTCTATTTCTTTAATATTTTGCCATTGTGGTATTGTTGTTAATGGTATTTGTTGCCCTAATTCATTTGATGAGCTAGACTTATAAGCTTTATTTTGTATTGTGTATTGATTGCCTTTTATTTCGTGTTCTTCTATTCTGTTGTAGTAAACAATTTTATCTTTTTCAAGTGATTTTATTCTATCAAGAAAAGCAATATGATTAATATCGCCAAAACTTGTAAAACCTAAAATAACGAACATATCTGGAGTACAAACATCAACTCCAATTTCATTTTCTGTTAAATAAGGTTTTAAGCAAACACCACCAAGAGCAAGTCCGTATTCAGTTATTCTTCTTATTTTTTTTATAACTTTTTGATAAACTTTGTCTAATTCTTCGTTATCTTCTATTTTTGTTTCAAATTCAATAGTTGTTAATCTTGCAAGTTCTGATGCAATAGATGAGCATAAATCAAGACTAATTTTGTCAACTGTACTATCTAACCAAAATGGTTCGCCGTGATAACAATTAAGCCAGACGTGAAAATTATTTTCAATATTGTTTTCAAGATTGCTGCCTAGTCTTAATCTTATTTCATTATCTAAATATGCCAATAATTTTTCTCCTTTCTTAAATCATTGATAAAACTTTGATATACTTTTCAAAGCTATATTCAAAACTATCTAATGTATCTATATCACTTGTATTGTCGTCAAGTCTTTTGTCTTCAAGACTTTTACTATCCCAAACGGCACTTTGTAAAGCATCAACAAGAGATGTATTTTCATTTTTAATATAAAAAAAACGTGATGTAGTCATTAGCACGTTTACTATTCTAATTCTATTTATAATTTCGTTTTTAATTGCATTTTTAATTGCAATATTTAAGTTGTTGTCTTGTAATGCTTTTTGCATTCCACGAATTAAAACTTGTTCTGCACTATCACAATAGATACAGTCAATTCTGCCGTATTTATAAAGCATTTTTTTGACAAAAGCAATGAATTGTGCATTTAATCGTTCTGGTGTATCTGGTTCGTGTTTTTCGCTTGCTAATGCAATAAGTTCCTTATAACCTTTTGTAATTCCAGTACAACAAAAAGCGTGTTTTGATTTGTTACCGCCGAAGTCAACTCCAATATTTATTGTTTCAAAATTAAAACTTTTTTCTGTTTCAAATTTTATAACATTATCCGCAAAACTTTTATAAATCACACCTTCG